ATTTAACTTTTCAAATGTTCCGATGCTATTAAGTACATCTTTTGCATTTTCTTAATTTCACCTATATTACGTGGTAGGTTTATATTCACTTCTTTACCTGTAGTGTGATGAATATAACATTGTATTGCTGCTATCATTTGCCCGTAAGTCATAGTTTAATTTGTCAAGTTTCCGACATCATTTACTTTGTCGCAAAAATAGTATTAATTTGCGACATTAATATATAAAATAGTTCCCTTTGTTTGGATTCTCTAATTGGTGACTAACAGCATATCTTAAAGCATCTAACAAGTGATTGTGATTATCTATTGGCGTACTTGATTTCTTTTCTAACCAACAGTAATTATTTAATTCTTTAATTAGATTAATTGATTCAGGTGATACTATCAAATCGTAATCTTGTAATAAAGATATTCCATAAGTTACAGAACCTTGCCCTTTAATTGCAGGTACAATATTTAACCCTGCTGTTTGTAGTTCATTAATCAATCTTGGTTCTGCACTATCAGCTATAATTAAACTATCAAAACAATGTTGTTTGTTTAAGTTGTATATCTGCGATGTTGTTAATGCTTGTAGATAGTAACGTTCATTTATATAAATTCGTTTGTTAGAAGTATCTATATTGCATTCTACTAATGTTGTTGGGTCATTACTAAAACCAAAATCTTGACCAAATACAGATTTACCTACCTGTTTATATTCTCCTATAGTCCAATTAGTAAATATAACTCCTTCTGCTTTGTCTAACCAACCACCAAGTATTTGATGCTTATACTTTTCAGGTCTGCGTTGTTTTATATTCTCTATTTGATTTATAAATGATTCAGATAGGTTTTCTATATTATCTTGGTACGTTGTATGTATGTAGGTAGTATCACCTTTAATTAAATTGCTTCCTGCTTCTACACCTTTATCTTCAAAGAACTTCTTATATATAAAGTGTTCTTTTGTTGCAGGATTTAATATTAATAAAATTCTATTATGTATTCCTTTAGTACGAATACTTAAATCTATTTTATCAAATATATCTTCATCTGTTAATTCTTCTGCCTCATCTAAAACGAATGTTGTAACACCTGCTAAAGATTTTAAAGAAGCTGTTTGTGTACCACTACTTGTTTTAATACCTTTAAATAAGATTTTAGACCCTGTTTTAAGATTTACTATTTCATCTTTGGTTATATAAAAATCGTTGCTTAAATCGGCTGTATCAATCTTATCTATAAATTCAGGTATAATAGAAACAGATGCAGAAGTTAAAGTGTATCTTGTGAATAATATTACGTGACCTGCTTCATAAGTTAAAAGCAAAAGAAACGAGTTCAAAGAATAAGATTTTCCTGAACCACGCCCTCCTGTTATTACAAAGTAACGACTATCTGAACCTAATAGATTATATTTCTCGTTTATTGCTATTCCCAACTTTGAAGATATCTTTAATATTAAAATCGTTTACGTTGTGTGTAGCTTCTATAATTTCTTTTGGTTTACCAAATATATGTTCTGCAATAAATAGCTGTCCTCTTTGTGATTCCATTAATGTACCTTTAACAAAAGCTATCTTTGTTTCTTCTTCTGTTTCTTTATTGTACAGTTCACCTAAAGCTTTTAAGAATACGTTGTTTACCTTTTGTTCTTCTACTTTTGATTTACGACCTGCGTTTGGTCTTGCACCACCCCTTGATTTTTCCATTTGAAATAAATAATGATTATTCAATTTTAAATAATAATAAATAAAATCTATAGTTGTTTAAGATTATCAATAACTAAAGTAAATACTTCGTGTGTTTCTTTTTCTGCCCAAGTTATTATTTCTTCTTCTAATTCGATATTATAATTATGAATTTCAAAAGAGTGATGCAATAGTTCGTGAAATACACCACCAAAAGTTTCATAATCATTACTACATCTTTGTAGATTTATAAATACAAAAGTATCATCGCCATTATTATAAATATTATTTTCTTTTGGTACATAGTTTGCCAAACCCCATATATAAGCATCGTGTTTTGTGTTTTGATATTTTTCGCAATCATAACAATTCAATCCGTGCATTTCTTTAACTGAATAATAATAAAATATTTCGCAAGGGTTTTCACCTAATAATAAAGTATAAGTATTTCTTTTTATTGCTATCATAAGTTTACCTGTATCTTCATTGTTGCACAACTTAATTTATGTTTACCATTTTCTTGGTTACAATATTCACATACTTCCCAATAGTAATCACATTGATTATTTATATTAGGTGGTTTTACAAAGTATGATTGATTATACTTACTTGGTTCTGCTTTATATCTGTAGCAGGTCTTTGCTAATTCGCAATAGTTACCATTACACATTGTTATATCTGCCATAGTTATTTATTATTAAATGTTTCTTTGTAGTATTGTTTTGCATTAATTGTAGGAAATGAATTTTGACCATCTTCCCAAGCATCCATTATTTGTTGCTTGTGTATTTCTTTAGCTTGTTTAATTTTATTTCTAAAATCAGGAGTACAATTTTCAATACTTCCAAAATGTTTTTCAATTAACCATTCTACTGCTGTTTGTTTCATATCTTATTTGTTTTTAAATTGTTTAATAATAAATTTTATAATTGTTTGTGCGAATAAACCTAATATTAAAAATATAACTATATTCATAATTATTGTTTATAAAGTTTTGCTAATTCTTTTGTTACTTCTTTCCAATGTTCTGTCTGTTGCATTGTACCCATACATACTCGCCTGTTATATTCTTTAGTGTATTTATTAAATAACATTTCTGCACGTTCTTTAGCTGTTATTGGTTCTATTGTATTCATATCTTGCTAAATAAAATAAGGTCTTATTGTTAATACTCCTAAACTAAATCCTAATGCAAACGCTAAAGCTATTAAGAATCTTCCGTAAAATGTTTTTACTTCTATTGTAAAGTGATTCATTGGTAAACAAAGAAAAGGATTTATAAATACCATTCCAACCATACCATACCAATTTTTTTCCATTAAAAATGTGAAACTTGCTATACTGTTTGCTTCTAAAACTATTGCAGATATAAATACTATTAATAGTTTCCACCAAGTAATTTTATCTTTTACTATCATATCTTAATATTGTTATTCATTTTATAAAATGCTTCTAATCTATCGTTAATAAGTGTGTGTTGTATTGTACCTTTTGTGTTGCTTAATAGGTTGTTTAAATTATCTATTATTTGGTATTCGTATCTTGGTCTATTTATTTGTTCTTGTAATTCTTTTTTTAGTTTATCATTTTCAAATGTTAATTTATAAAGCTGTTGTTTTACTTTTTCAATTTCAGATAGTTCTTTTAATTCTTGTTCATTATCTATTGTAAAATAACTTAATACAGTTGTTCTAAACTTTTTTAATTCAGGGTTATATTCTTCATACATTTTATAGTTCTTTAATGCGTGTATAACAGTAGCGTGATTTAATTCTAATGTATCACCTATTGCTTGAAGTGTTTTATTTGGCTTTAATTGTTTTAATACATTACAATATAGTGAACGTAATTCAATAACTTCTCTTTTGCGTGTTCTAATATCTATATCTGTATTAGTTTCTTGCTTAATTATATCTTTTAATCTTTGTGTTATTTCCATTTTAATATTTCTGTTATTGGTATTAATATTGCTTTTGATGTGTTATTATCACCCATCGATTTAACATTTCCTTTTTTGTAATATTCCCTGCATATTTCTTTTAATCTATTTGCTTTTATAATTAATATTACTTCATCTTTATAATCACCTGAAAATATAATCGCCCAGTATTCTGCTTCTGATTTAGAAATTCCTGATGGTTTATTTCTACTTTCATATTCTATTGCTATATTTCCACTTTTATATATCCAACTATCTCTTTTAACTTCTATTGTTTTAAAAGATAATATTTCATTTAATAGTTGCTCACCAACTTGACCTACTTTTAAATCGTATTTAAAATCATTACAATATTCCACGTAATACGTACTGGTTTAAATCTACTTCTTCTTCACCAAAGAAATATTTATAGTTTGCAATACCTTGTTCTAATTTCCTTTTACCACTTTCATAAAATTCATCACTACATTCAAATATCCCTATATCTAAACTACCTTTATCTATTGCAACAAATACAAAATTATCTACACCAAACATTTCACGATATAAATACGCTTGTAAATCATAACTATATTTAGATGCAGAATATCTAAATTCATTTAAACCTGTAGTAGTTTTTAAATCTACAATAGTATTACCTTTTAATATATCTGCTTTTGCTCTAAATGGTATTCCATCTATCATAGATATTGCAGGTACTTCAAAATGTGCTTTGTTCATATAACTAACAGCTTCATCATTTCGTAATAGTGCATCTGCTAATCTTTCAGCATCTTTTAATTCTTTTGAAGTATAAACATCCAAACCTTGTTCTTTAGCTTCTTTGTATGCTTTTCCTGCCTTTGTTGCTACATCTACAATTACTAAATCATCTATCTTATGTGGTTCTAAAATCATAGTGTGAAATAATTTACCATCACGTAACGCTTGTGATTCACCTGAACCATATTTAGTAACATACTTATATGTTTTAGGCGATTGTATTAACATTTTTAAACTTGAACTACTTAATGCGTTTTTACCTAAATACCCATAGTAAAAATCATCTTCATACATATTATCTAATAGTTCTTGTTTGTCCCAAATCTTGTTGTCGAAAGTTTTAATTGTTGTTTCCATTTATTATTATTAATTTTAAAATATAGTTATAAATACTTAATTCTCTTGTTGTACTGTTAATCATCTTGCTTAATTGGTCTTCATTCAATAAAGTTTTGCCTGATATTAATTCATCTACATATCCTTTTAGTTCTCTATCTAAACCAAGTATTATAGATTGTACTTTGATTAATGCTAATTCATTCATATTAAAATAGGTTGTTTAAATTATTCATTGTTTCATCATAATTTAATACATCTTTTACTTCTTGTTCGTACGTATCAGAATTATTAAATTCAGTTCTTAATGCTTCTGTAATTTCTTCTAATTCGTGTTTTACATAAGTGTTTTCTACTTCTGCCATTAACCAAGTAATGTTTTCTAATCGTTCAATAATTTCTTGCTTTGTCATAGTGTTTGTTTTTAATTGTTAATTTATATATGCAAATATAAACAAGTTATTAATATAAAATACATTTTTTAACAAAAATTTAAGATAAAAAAAAAGCTACCTTTTATTAGATAGCTTTTGAGTTATAATTTTTCTATAGACTTCATTAACGGATTCTTTATTGTTTCCACGTTTCCAAAGAAAATCCATTATTCTATTTATTCTTTGCAGGGGTGATTGTTTACTTTTCATATTGTTTTAATTTTTCTAAATATAAGATTAAATCCATAGCTTCTTCCTGAGCGTGTTGTAACCATTCTAAGCGTGTTAAATCTGTTCTATCTAATGTTGTATTATATTTCTTTATTCCTGTTTCAGAACGATGTTTAAATTGTTCTATAACTGATTCTACTATTGTATCTTTCATTTAAATCTTTTTGAGTGTAATGTATATAATTCCATTGTTTTTTTTAAAGCATCGTGTTCTGTAAATTCAACATCAATATTATTTTCTTTGTAATTGTGTACTTCTAACCTGTTTGATATTTGAAATTTAACTACTTTATATTTCTTTGTATATTGTATTGGTTGTATTACGTATGCTAAATCATTTCTATTGCAAATATACATTGATTGTATTTCTGATTCTGTAGGTGAATAACTTGCTTCTTGCTTTTTAGTCATTTAATTTTAAAAATTCTGTTTCACCATATTCTTTAAACCATTCTTTGTTTTCTTTATATTTATCAATTACTGCATTTATAAATACTAATTCATCTATTGAACTTGTTTGAAGCTTCTTAATAATTGTTTCAATACTGTTTAAAATATTAGTTGTAGTTTCAGGGTCGGTATTGTAGATTATTTTATATTCGTTTCTTACTACTTCTTCTAAATCTTTATTTAAGCTATTTATCTTGTGTTTTATTTGCTGTTTGTATTGTGTTGTAAAAAATAAACTTTCGTTTGCTTCTAAAAGTAATTGACTTAATAAAACGCTTTTTAAATATTCTTGTTGTATTATATTGTTTTCCATTGTTTCGCTTTTGTTATTTCTAAATATGCTACTTCTTTTTCTATTTTGTTTGTATTGTAAAATTGTGTTGTTGCAGGGTTTTTAAAATTAGTTTCCCATTCTGGTATAATAATATTTAAATTAAAAGAATAAATACCTTTAGGAGTTGAGTTAAAATACATTGGCGTATCTAAATGTTTTTCACATTCTTCTTTCATCGCATCGTACTTTTTCTTTTCTAGCAATAAAGTATTATAATGTGTTTTTCTGCATTTAAGTTCTAAGCGATGTCCTGAGGCGGGACTATAACAATCCCACCTTGACATTTGGTTTTTCGCTTTAACTAAATCAGGGTAAACATTTTCCTTTAACCAGTTAAATAAATCAGATTCTTTCCAATTAATCATTAATTTTATATTCGTTGTAAACTTTTCTTAATTCTTGAATTTTACCTGCCCAACAAGAACCGCAAGAACTTAACTGTAACCTGTAATTAAATACATTGTAATAAATTTCAGCTATTGTATTCTGTTCTTCTATTGTTAATGTATTTTTTTTAGGGTCTATTAATTCAGTTAAAGAATTATAATCTTTTTCGGTTAAACAATTAATGTTTCTGTTATAAGAAAATAATTGATTTAATTTTTCTTTACGTTCATCGCATCCACAATCTAAACCTGTTGCTTTGCTAAACATTTCTACTGCTTTTTTAATTCCTGTTGCTTCTGTGATTTGTTCAATAGTATCACCTAAACCTTTTGCTTTTTTTGTAGCCATAATTTTAAATTTTAATAAATGTTATTGTAATCGTTTGTTATATAATCTTGATAATCTTTTTCAAATTTGTTTTTAAGTATTTCTTTGTAGTTTTTAATGCTATGGAATATTGATATTAAACTAATGTTTGTTTCACTTGCAATATCACGCATACTCATATCAGTATCACGATATAATTTAAATAGCTTTTTATCGTACCAGTGCCAATTATCTATTTCTTCATCAATCATTAAACAGATATCATTGTAGGCGTTTTGTTCTTCTATGTTTGAATCATCAAATAATTCCCAACATCCATCAAAAGGCACTTTATTTACAAGTTTCTTTTTATTGTAATATTGGTAGTATAAAGAACGTAATGTAAAAAACATATATCCTTTACGTACATTTCCTTTATCATCTATTAACTTTTCTGCATTTGCATACTTCATTAAAGCAATATAAGATTCTTGTACTATATCTTCTGCATAGTCATATTCACCAAGTTTTTGAATAGTTTTAACCCATTCTTTGTGGTGCTTTGCTACTTGTTCAAGCCATTTGAAGTTGTCCATAAAAAGTTGAATGATATAAATAATATTACTATTTGAATTGTATGGTCTGTTTCAATATCATATACATCATCGTTATATAAAGCACCAAACATTACTCCTTTAATTGGCGTTATAATAACATCGCATTCAAAAAAACTTGTTGCTAAAAATACTAATGCTAAAATAATTACTAATGCTACTGTAAATAATTCCATACTATAAACTTTTAATTGTTAAAAATGCTTCTTTTTTTTCTGTTGTTACTTCTTTAATTTTAAAATTTACATTAATGTTAGTTAGTTCTGAATCTTGATTTTTTAACAGGTTCATTATATTTTCTATTTCTAACCAATTATACTTTGAATCCATTTCAACTAACTGCTGTAAATATATTAACTTTTCTGTTAAGTCTTTAAAATAACTTATTAACATTTTATTATCTGAATTTAATACTAACATTCTTGTAGCAGAAGTATGTAATTCATCCAAGTGGGTTTTGATTGTTGTTGTCATAATAATTCTAATTGGTTTGTTTTTGGTTTTTCAAATATATTTCTTGCAATATTAAAAATAGTTAAACCTGCTTCATAATCTACTAAATTTCTTGCCATTTTTAAAACTGATTGTTTGCCTTTATATTTATTAAAATCATAATTATGAAATTCACACAAACCTTTTAATTCTTGTTTAGCAGAAGATATAGCAAATCTTCTATCATTTAAATCATTAGGTAATTTAAAATTTGTCCAATATAAATGACGCCCTCTCTTTTCTGCTTTAATTAATGGTTCATAATAGGGAATAACATTTTCAACTACAAACTTACCTGTTTTATAATAATGTTGTAAAAACAAAATTTCTTCATATAATTTCATATCTGGATAAATTGCTTCTGTTGTTGTATCATAATTTGAACTATTCCAATATCTTGCTCTTGAATGACTTGGGCAAGGTGGCGAACTCCATATAAAATCAAATTCTTTATAATGGTCTAATAAATATTGGTGTGCATCTGCTACTATTACAGTATCATTTGGGAAACGCTCTTGGTAAAGCCTTGCAGCTTCTTCATCTAATTCAACTGCTGTTACTTCGCAATCTGTCCATTTGTACCTATTACCACCTAAACAGGCATATAGATTTAAAACTTTGTATTTTTCCATATTAAAATATATCTTTTAGTGGGTCGTAAAAAGCACCTTCAACTTGTGGTAAACCAAAACTATTAACTTTAAATGAAAAGTTTTCAAATGGTGCGTTTCTACTTCGTTTGCAAGATACTGTTACTAAACCCTTGTTTACTGTATTTAATTCTAATTGTATTTGTGTTTCTGCTTTCTTTTCTAAAAAACTACCTAAATGACCAGTAGGTTTATCTGAACCAAAGTTACTATGAATAACTGTTACTATATGGCAATTTAATTCTTTACTCCACTTCATTAATTTTTGTACTACTGCATTTGATTCTTCAATATTATTTACATCAGAACATAAATCTGCAATACCATCAATAATAACTAAACCTATTTCTTTACCTTCCAATTTGTCATAAAGGTAATATTCTATAAAATCTACTCTCTCTTTAAATGATAATTGCCTTAATGCTAATGTATGGTATTTATCAGTTTTTAAAGCTGTCATATCTAAAGGGCGTTTAAATACCATTTGTGCGTGAAAATTACCCTGTTCTGTATCAAAATGTATTATATGCTTGTTTTCCCTATTTGCTTTTAATTCACCACAAAATGATTCTAAATGTTCTGCTAGATAAATAGCAGATAATAAACTAACAAAAAATGTTTTCTTTGATTTTGGCGGTGCTTGTACAAAGCTAAAATTTCCATAAGTTCCTAAAGGCACTGGGTATTCTTTTGAACCATCTTTTGTATCATAACTTTTTGTGCCAAATGATATTGCAGGTTTAGGATATTCTATTTTTTCTAATGGATTGATTAAGCAATCTTCCTCGAACATTTGCATTAATAATCTTTGTGCTTCTTTATCCATATTATTATTTTCTTGTTTTTAAAAAAAGGGTAGCTTTTACACTACCCAATTAAATTTAGAAAGGCAAATCATCACCTACTACTTCTTTAGTAGCAACGCCTTCTTTTTTCTCTGCTAATTGGATAGTTCCATTAGTCCAAATTACGTTACCATTACCCAAGTATGATTTAGGTTTTTTAGCTTCACGTTCTTCTTTAGTTTGTGAATCTGTTAAAGAAACATTTTGCCCCCATTGGTTAGATTCATCATTTACTGCAACTGTAAAGTTGTAATAAACAGCACCATCTTTACCTTGTACAAATTTTTCTTTTGGTAATTTGTCAACTCTTAAACTTACATTAATTAATGCACTCATATTATTTGTTTTTAAAATTTGCCTACTCTATATAGTTTTCAGCTTCCCTATTTTACTTTTAATAATTCATCTTTGACTACTTTAGTCATTTTATATTTTGATTCTATTGTTGCAATATTACCACCATTTTTTAAATATTCAATAGCTTTATTAAATTCAGGCGTATTTTTATTTAACCATTTTAAATCATCTGTAGCAGGTTCTTTGTCGTGCTTATTAATTGCATCTGAATCTTGTGTATCATCAATTAAAAGTAAATTACCTAATGCGTATTTTTTTGCGTAACTTGATGCAGAACCAAACTTTTGTGGCATTTGCATTCCTTTTTGTTCTAAATCAATACCTACTATAGCTGTTGCAGAAATAGAATCTAAATCATCATTAATAGAAGCTGTAGAACGTAACATTGGGAATTGTAAAAATTGTGATTCTTCTATTTGTTCTGTAATTGTAAAATTCACTTTGTACTTTTCGTTAAATGGTTTAAGTGCTTCTAATATATCTTCTGCACTTCTAAAATTGTATTTTCCAAAGCTGTTAAACTTTGATTTACTTGCTTTAAATTCTTTTTGAATTAAAGATAATTTTTGGTTTAATGTTAATTCCATTTTATTTTTTTTTAAAGTTAATCTTCTATTTCTATAAATTCAGCGTGTTCTTTACACTGACCACATATTCCTGTACCTTCAATCCATTCGTATGAACCACAACATTCGCTTTCCATATTAATTATTTTTTGAATTATAAATTTCTTGTTTAACTACTCTTTTGTATTCTTCAGGACATTCTAAATCAGCAAGTTCAAAAACATAAGTTTCTAATACTGAAATATGATGTTCTAATTTGCAAATTTGTGCCTGTAATGCTTCCATTCTAAATCTGTTGTAATCTAATAAATCTTTCATCTTAAATAAAGTTACTAATTAATAATTGCATTGTAAATAAACCTGCCCATAATAAAAGAGCTAATCCGAAATTTTTTAATGTTTGTTTCATAATGTTTGTTTTAATTGTTAATGCAGTTTATAGTATGCTGCTCCACTTTGTTTTTTTATTTTACTTCTATAATATCTTCAGGTTTAACTTGCTCATAATAATTACCACTTCCTGTAGTTCTAACATTATAACCACTAATTTTACCTGTGTGATGAACAACTACATCTTGAACTTTTCTTGTAACAATTTTTGAAATTGCAGGAGTCATTCTCCAATCAGTTACTTTAAATGTAATTTTGTCTCCTCTTTTAATTTCTTGTGTGTTCATAATTTTTGTTTTTTAAATTGTTATTGTTTGTTGAGTACAAATGTATAAATGTTTTTGATATAAAAAACTATCATTTAAAATTTTAACATTTTTTTATGATAATTTTAACAAATAAAAAACCCTGCACTATTAATACAGGGTCTTTAGAAACAAAGAAAAACAAGAAACTTTACAAAGTGTTTATTTTTTCGGTATAATAATCTATTAACTCAATCAAATCTGATTCTGTAAATTTAACTATTTCTTTTGATTTTAACATTAAATCTTCAGCAAAGTTATCACCATATTTTAAACAAAGTTTTTTACCAAATTCAAATTGCATACCTTGATTACAAATATTACAGGAATAACATTGTACTTGTACATTATATTCATTCCATCTTGTTGAATAATGCCTTCTTGATGCGAAATGACCTGCTTGTTGTTTTTTATAATCATTTTTAACTCCACAAGTAAAACATTCAGATATATTATTAATAGCATATCTTCTACGTATATATTGACTAAAAATTGTGTCAAGTTTTTTTATTAAAACGCTTTTTTTTATTTTTGTAGCCATTTATATTTTATTTCCTTTTCTTATGTTATCTTTTGCCCATAATGGTTGAAAATTTGTGTAATGATTTAGTTTTATTAATTCATCTTCATCTTTAGCAAGTGATACAGGGTAAATATGGTCTAAATGCCACTTACCTTGATTTTCCCAAGTCATACCTTCCGTAAATTTATTTTCTAAATATTCTTTAAAATATTCATAAGAACAACCTAATATTTTAAAAGATTTTGTTTTTTTACTATAATTATTATTTTTTATAGAATTACCAATTAAAGTTCTAATGTTAGATTTTAATTTAAATAAATTATCTGTTAATCTTCTTTTTTTATTATAAATTCTATTGTTTTTTCTTTTTCTTTCAATATTATTTACACTATATTTTTTATGATATTCTATTTGATATAATGTTATACAAACTTTACAAGTTCCTCTTAAACCATCTTTATTTTCTTTGGCTTTTGAAAAATCTTCTAAATTTTTTTCTATATTACATTTTACACATTTTTTCATATTTCAAATGTAAATTTAAGATATAAACAATCTTGTTAAAAACTTTTAAAATTAATGTATCTTTTTTTTATATACCTTCGTGGAATCAAAAACGATATATATGAAAGTTAAATTTAAAATAAAAAATGAAAAAGATAGATTAAGAGAATTTATAAAAGAATTTGAAAATATTGAACATTTAAATAATTATAGAAATAGTTTAATAAAAACAAATTGCTTTATATTTAAAGAAACTTATCTTCCCTGACCTTTATAGATTTTTTTATAGTTCTTTGAAGATTTTAATTTAGAACTTTTACTTTTGCTATGTATGTTGGGTCTTGAAATATGTTTATCTTCTTTTACAAGAACAATCGTTTGCTTCGCCATATTAAATATAAAATTATTATTCCTAAAATAAACCACAAATAAATAAAATAATTAGCTTTTTTATCTATTTGCTTTTCTTTAATGTTTTCTTTAGTTGATGTTTTTATCTTACTATCAGTTTTAATGCGTTTTAAAGTGTTTTCTGATACTTTTATCTTATTGTTATATAAAGTATTAGTTTTAGTTTTTTTGTAGCTTAAAATAGCATTTTTATATGTTTTACCTTCTACAATAAATTCTTTTAAACTATCAATAGGTTTAATTATAATTTCATCAAAGTAAACAATTTTGTTTATATTAGTTTCTGCAATAGAATCTTTAACTTTATTTTCAGTTAAATCTATTTTTGTTTCTACTAAACTATCTTTTTTAATTTCTACTTTTTTAACATCTACTTTACGTGATGCACAAGAAAATAAAAATGCACTACATATGATATATAATATATATTTCATTAAGATATAATTAAAGTTATTTCTTTTGCTTTTTGCATTTTAGCAAATAAAGAATCAAACGCTTTACGTGATTGACCTATAAAATCTTTTGAACGTGTTCTACCAACTAAAATACAACCTTCTGTATTATGATTAGTGTTACCTGAGTGTATGCGTACACCTTCAAAATTAGGTACATTTAATAATAAAGGTAATAATCTTTTAAATCTATTAGACTGGTTAATTATAACTTTATAAGTACCTCTTGGAATTGCAGTTTCGTTTTTAATTTTTACATCACGTTCAACATCTTCTAATGTATAGCATTCCCAAACACCATCAATTAATAATTCACCAATAGTAGAATTTTCTGTTCTATGTAACCTTTTAACTTCTATCTTCATTATTTTTGTTTTTTTCCATTAAATACCATCTTCTAGCTGTGTAACCTGTTGCTATTATAAATGCTACTACTTTCATAACTACATCAACATTAGCAAATGTAAAAATGAAATAACTCCCTGTTATTAATGATTGCCTCAAATCTAAAATATATTGTTTCATTTTCTTAATCTTTCAACTATATTAGTTATACCTTCAATACCGATATAAGCAGTTGCAATAACAACCCAATCGGATGAAGTTAAACTATGATTAAACAAACCAAAACAAGCAATAACAAAAACTGATAATTTTCTGCTAATTAACTTGTTTAATATAGAATCAAATTGTTGCCTGCTCATTATTTGATAGCTTCAATAAGTGATTCAATAGTTTCAAATGATTTACCATTTACAGTAATGCTTGTATCAAATAAAATAATTCCTTTATTTGTAAAAACATCCGCTTGTGATTCATTTAATATTTCAGCAGGTGCTGTAAAAATATATTCTTCACCTTGAAATAAATATCCGTTTTGTATTTTTTCTATATTCATAATTTTTATTTTTTAATATTTTTCTACTTTTATAGCACGACATACAGCAAATAAATCCGTTCCTGCTGTATTTGTTGATACAATTAAATACATTTGAGAAGGTAAAGTTGTCCATTGAGGATATGTAACATATTGTCCTGTTGCAGGTAATATTGTTTCAGGATAAACTGCGTTTGTAGCTGTTTGATACGTTTTTAACATAAATGTAGAAGCATCAACACCACTTCCAATATTAAAAGCATAATTATTTCCTAAAAAATATTCTCTTTGTATAATTCCTGATGTACCCGCCCAATTATTTACGGCTTGTGAAGCAGGCGTTATAGCTAAAGCATCACCTATTGTTCCTAATAATTTAGCACCTGTTATACTATTCGTAGTATTTAAATAAATTCTAAAGTTTGCGGATGAAGCCACAGGATTTGCCGCTTTTGCAAATTTTATTACTTCTGCAGATAATCTTAAAAAAGATTCATTTGTTGTATCAATCAATACAGAAGAAGATAATACATAAGTAGATGTATTGTTTTCTACACCTCTTGTTTTATTTAAATATAATGCAGGACTATTATTATAAACTTCTGTAAAGTTTTCATTAACTTTTACAAAAGATGCTCTTAAAGTATCTCCCGTTCCATCGTTGGCTGTTGTACCTACGTTAATTGTTTGTTTTGCCATTTTTTAAATTTTGTATTTGTTCGTAAATTTCTAATAATTCTTTTTCTTTTTGTGTAATTAAATCTTCTGTAACAGTTTCTTCTACTTCTATATATTGAACTTCAATAAGTCCGTTTTCATCATAAATTTCATTTCTTATTTTTGCCATAATATTATTCTTTTGTAATTAATATTAAAGGTACGTTTCCTGCTATATATGTTAATGAACCACCAAACGATGTAGGCGTTCCACTTGCATAAGATATATTTTTAAATAAATAGTTTGCACTTGTATTTATGGTTGAATATCTTAACGGAATCATTTGTGCAACTAATAATTGATTAACAGAAGCTGCAGTTCCACCGTGAAAAGCTAACCAATATGTTGTACCTGCTACAAATGAAATTGAAGCATTTGCAGTTTTTAATCCATTTGTTGAACAATCTAAATTAGAACTTATAAAAATACTCGTATCAGGTACACCATTTAAATCAGTGTAAACACCTATTCTGCAAGAAGCACCTAAACCTAATACAGTTACATTAATTTGTAAATTTGAACTTGTAAAACTTTTGCTTGGAATAAATGGATATGCTAATAATCTATTCGACAAAAAATTACTTCCTGTTCCACTTGTTGCACCTTGCATTATTGATGAAGTTTGACTTCCACTACCTAAAGTAATTAAAGCGTGAACACCACTATTACTTCCACCACCACCACTACTTATTTCTAAATCACCACTACCTAATAAAGAGTTTCCATTTATTGTTTTTATACTTGAACCACTAACTAATGTATCTTGCTTTTCAGCATAAATATCATCAATATTTTCATTTACTTTAGCAATAACTATTTTTAAATTATCACCTGTTCCATCGTTTGGCGTTCTACCTATTTCAATATTCTTTTTAGGCATCTTAAATCAATGTTTGGTCTGCTTTAATTAATGTTGAATCTGCTTTATAAGCCGTTGAATCTACTGTTAAAGGTACTTGTGCAACTATTTCTAATAATGTTTCACCTGAATAAGATACAGAATAACTTGAACCCCAATCAATAGAATTATTAGTTGAACCTTGACCCCAACCAATGTTATTATCTACTCCTTCGCCCCAATATATATTATTTGCCATTCTTTAATTTATTTAAAAAGATTTCTAATTTCTTTACATTAGTTTCTTTTGGTTTATACGTTTCTTTTGTAGCCATCTTTTTTTTGATAATGTAATAAACCATTTTCTACAGCGTGCAAATGATTTTCATAATTTGTAACCCACTCTAAATTTTCAAGTCTATTATCTGTTTTTATACAATTAATATGATTAACTTGTTTTTTATTTTCTGCATTATCTATAAAAGATTTTGCCACTAATTGATGTACTAAATGATTCTTTTTAATTCCATCAATATTTAATGTACATCTACAATATCCTTTAGGAGTTATCCAAAAAGGAATTAACTTTCCTTTGTAGGTATATAAAGTTTTTTGTGTAGGAATAAAAGGGTTTGTCCTTTCTATTTTTCTTGTTACACTTCTTACTCTACCTAAATCACTTACTTCATAATAGCCATTGTATCCACTTATTGGCTTCCAAATTTCTGTTTGCATACGCTTTTTTATTTATGTTAATTATTAATTTTTTCTTATAATATCCAACCCGTAAAATTTGCATCTTTATCAGGATATACATCTGCATTTGAATTTAGATTATATTCAGGAAATAAAGACTGGTTAAAAGTCATATAGTCAATAAATCTATTTGTATAGCTTTGTGCTGTATCGCGTGATTTTTCAATCAAATAATCTATTTCTGTTTTATCTACTACTGTACTATTTTCAGAATTATGTTTAAATACACCTTTCTCGCTTATTTTAATAGATGCATAAGGTAAAAACTCTACCATAGTCCAATGCACTACCATCATTTTAATATAATCGCTTAAAAGCGTTGTATAAGGTGATGCTAAATTACCCGCTACAATTCCATCGTTAATTTTATTATATAATTTAGTGCCTAAATAATTTTGTATGTGAACCTGTTGTGCTTGAAAAATATATTGTGTATATGTATCAGGGTCTACATTACCATTTAAAATAGTATATTTAACTAAATCGTTTGTTGTTATAAATAATGCTTTTGCCATTTGTTATTAATTATTTAGGTAAAAATCCTTGATTAGGCATATTAATTGGTTTTTGATATACTAATGGATTGTTAGTTGGTAATATTTCACCTTCTTTTCTTGCTTTTGCAGGGCTAATTTCTTCCGCATTAGGATTGTTTACATCAGCACGTTTTCTGTATGTTTCACGAGTCCAAAAATGATGACAAGCACCTCCACCTTTATATAAAAATACATCGTAATTATCAGCACCTTCAGGACCCCAACCTGCATTAACAGAACTTAAACTCATTCTTTGTATATCTTCTTTGCGATATAATTTATCTGCATTTAACATTTTTTTACAAAATGGTCTACTATTATTTGATATTGTACCACTATATCTGTAACGTGATTTAAATAATTCGCCATCTTGCTCACTTCTTGCATTAGGATTAGCAATGCCTGTACTTACAAAGTTCCAAATTTTACTTAATGTAGATTGTTTAGGGTTGTTTAATGCTTCAAGTTCTTTATCTAATATTTCTTCTTCATTATAATCAACTTGGCGTGAATCAATTAATTCCCATTCGTTTAAATCTATATCTTCACCAAAGGAATCTAAATCAATATCATCTAAATGCTTTGACATTTTAACACCTGTTTCTTCTTCTTTTGTTTGTGCATCTAAACCTTCAACATCAACAAATTCTAAAGGTTGTATTGTTTTAAAATATAATTTTAATGATATGCTATTAACAGCTAATATTTCATCTAAAGCATCAATTATTTCTAATTGGTATGGTTTAATAACTATATTATCAAATAATAAAGTAGCAGTTTTAATTTCATCTGCATTGTTACCAAGTCCACCATCACCTGTTCTAATTCCTAAAAGCATTGGAGAAGTAACTCTATGACCTACAATTAATTTATCAAAACATTCTTTAGATAAATATTCGTAATGTGCAGGTGCATCGTTTAATGGTAAATCTTCAACTGTAGTTTTACTTTCTGCATTAGCGTTAAAAGCAATAATAACTTTTTCGCCTCTTGCACCTGTTAATTTACCCATTACATCACGCTTCATTTTATCACGCATTTCTTCTGAAGGAATACCATTATTGAAGTTAATTACTTTTGTACCACTAAAACCATTTTGTACATCGTTTATTTGATAATCAGCAATATTTTCTTCTAATAAAGCATAAGGTAAAGAACCTGAATAATCTATTGGTGAATAATAATCAAAACCACTTACATAAGGTTGTATTACATATATTTCTACTTCATTCCCGTTACCAAAACCAAAAGCAGGAATACGTTTAACATCTTCACTTGGCTTCTTTTTAGTCCAATCGTGATGATAATACCACGCTTCAATTTGCCCTTTATCATTACATTTTTCAGCACGTAAAGTTTGCATAGGAAAATGTAGAACTTGTTTAACTAAATTCTTTTCCTTTACTACCTGCATAGCAGCCATTCCTAATAACTTACGTTCTAAAGCTATTTTACGCAAATCTGAATCTTTAATTATAGATTTCATTTGTGCATATTCATTTGGCTTTTTGTTAGAATCTAAAGCATCTAAACCTTTACCATAAATCATATTTGCAATACCTGTAATAATTGCACCATTGGTAGCAGAATATAAATATCTATCAATTAAATATTGAAAGTAATTATTATCACTTCCATATTCAATATAACTATTCTTTTTATTTTCCTGAATTACAGGGCTTGTATAAGCACTTAAATTTACTATTGATATATTACTCATAAATTATAAATTCGTTGTTTGTTACGTTTGCCACGTATTGATTTTTGTTTACTGTATATGTATCGTTTGGTTGGTTTGTACAAAAGATAATATCTTTGTAAACTATATTTGCACCATTTTTAATAGTTAAATTATAAAATGTATTTTCTTTTAAATCAAAAATAGTTGTAGTAGTTAAATAATAACTTGATAAAGCAAATGTAGCACTAATTGTAGTTTCTTCATTTGTAGTTTCATTTCTTAATACAATAGTTGTAGCACTCATAACTCTTGGTATAAATGTTAATGTTTGTGCTGTAGCTTGTTCTCTTAAAATTATCATAAACTATTTTTATATATTAATAATTTAAATTCAAAATTGTTTTAAAACAAAAAAGGATGCTAAATAAATAGCACCCCTTTTAAAAAAAACAAATAATAATATTATGCTACAGTACCTTCAATAATAGAAGCTAAAATACTTGTAGTTAATGGACCTGTTACAAAGTTTGCAGGTACAGGTTCCATTCCTTGAAATTCCATAGAATAACCTGATTTATCAGCCATAGCTGCACCACTTGAAATAGTTGCAGTAACTAAATCCATTCCTTTTGTTAAACCTGCCATAAAGAAGTTTCCGTTGTTATCTTCTATAATAATTTGAGGTCTACCGTAAGCTAATAATTTCAATTGCTTGTGGTCTGCAATAGTTAATTTATTAATGCTTAAAGTTAATTTTTGGTCTACAAATGTAGTACCATTTTCTCTTGATGAAGTTACAGTTTGTTCAAATGTTGAAGTTCCCTTCAATTCATATTTGTACCCAACAGGCGTTCCACCTAAAGCTGTAATTACATCTTCTTGTCCTGCAGTTGCAGAATAAGTTACCGTTGTAGCATCACCCCAATTAATGAAGTATGCTGCTCTCAATCCACCGATGCTATTTTTGCATTGTTCGGCTCTTCCTAATGATATATCGCAAGGCATAGTTTTATATTTTAAAAGTTAAAAAAAAGGGAAGGCATTTTACCTCCCCTTATTTAAGTAAACTAAATTAGTATTAGTTAGCAGCGTTTGTAATTCCGTATGTTACAATATCTTCTACAGCAGAATATTGAACACCTGCAGTAAAACGCATAACAACTCTTACATTTTCAGAACCATCAATATCAGCCATATCAATAACTTTTACTTCATTGTAATCAGATAATAAACCTGTACCAAAGTATAAGTTAGATTTTTGTGCTGCAATAGCAACGTTAGAAGCTAAACCATTTGCAACAAAGATTTTAACACCATCAAAAGATAAACTTCCGTTGTTAAACCATTGAGTACCCATAGCATTAGAACCATTAGCACCTAAACCTGATGCACCAAATCCACCTAAAGCACGTACATATGCTCTTGCGATGTTTTGTGATACATAGATATATAAATCTTCTTTTCCGTAAAGTGAAGCAGGAATAGCATCAACGATTTTTCCTAATTCAGTAATTACGTTTGCAGCAGTTACAGTAGTTCCTGCAACTTCATTAGCAGTAGGTAAAGCAGCATCTAAAGTTAACAATCTTGTAAATCCGTTAAACTCACCTGCATTAGCAGTTACACCTCTCCAAATGTTTTGTTCTGTTTTTTCAGCAACTTTAGAAGCAACGTGTGCTAATAAGAAATCTGCAAAAGCAGGAGGCAAAGAATCAAATGCAGAATAACCCATTTGTACAGCTTCCCAATCAGATTTAAAATCTTTTTTACAAAGTTGTAAATTTACTTGGAATTCTTCAGGTTGAAGGATTTTTTCAGTTAAAGTTAAAGTAGAAGTAGCATCGAAATCACAAGTAGCATCTTTAACGATTGCATCTGTAGAAACTTTTTTAAGTACTTCTTTGAATTTTACGTTTGGTTTAACTTCGATTCCACCATTTGCAATAGTAGAACCTGATAATAATGCAGCAGAAACATATTTCCCTGCGAACTCACCTGCATAGGTAGTAGTGATACTTGTTGTAGTAGCCATAATTTATTAATTAAAAAGTTTTGACATAACTATATCTTGTGTAGTTAATTGTCGATTAGATGAAAATTTATTTAGTTTTACTTCGTTTTTAACTTCAGGTGAGTGTGTTAATGGTTCAACAACTACATCTGAACTTAATTCTTCTTTAACAACTTCTTTTACTGATTTTAATTCAGCAATTTCTGTTCTTAATTTTTCAATTTCTGCAAAAAACATTTCTTTAGAAACTGATTCTACAATTCTTTTTGGAGTAGCTACTGTTTCAGCTTGTGCTTCAACTTCAACTTCTACTTCAGCTTCAGGTGCTTCTTCTACTTCTACAGCAGGTTCTTTAATTTCAGCAATAATACCTTCAACGGATACTACTAAAATCATACCATCTTCTAATTCGTATTCTCCAACAGGCATAGGAATTCTTTCCTCGCCATTAACAATAAAAACAGCATTATCCATTTCAAAAGCATCTGCCTCTAAAACAGTAACGCCATCCATTAGTTTCATTTGAGCAAGATTTACATCCATACCCAAAAGAGTTTTAATTTCATTGATTACATTCATATTAATAAGTATTTATAGTTTAAATTATTATTATTTATTTTTGTTATAAATTAGCCATTAGAACGCACCATAGTTCTTTCAGTATTTACATTTGTAACTGAACTTGATTGTTGTGATACAGTTGAACCAATACCTTGTTCTTGTAATTCACCTTGGCAACATTCAGAACTATATTTTCCATCTTTACAAAGGCATCCACGTTTTCCACCTTTTGGCGAACTTGTTTTATTTCCCATAATTTTATTTATTAATTTCAGCATTACTTATTATTGATTTAATTTTTTCAATTAATTCTAATTCTTTTTCTTGTTGTAAAGACATTTCTAATTTATCAGCAAAGTAACCTTCGATTGAAAAACCTTTTACTTTACCTGTTTTAACAAAGTCATTCCAAATAGTATCGTTATTAACTTTCATTGAAACTACCCAAGAGCCTACTGGTGCATCTAAACCATATTTTTTAGATTTATCCATTTCTGCATCTTCAACAATCCAAGATTCTACAATACTTAAATCTTTTAATTCTTTTTGATGTTCTAATGTAGCGTTGTTTTGATTTGAGTTCATTAAAAACAATTCACTTGCTTTGCGTACTGTTTCATCTGAAAAGAAAATGTAATATTCATCGTTACCATTTCTTCTATAAATGTGCTTGTTAGGAATTAAAGCGGCACCCATTAAAATACGTTTTTCATCATCAACTTTTGCTAAAGCTAATTGTTGATTTAATGAAACAAAGTTAGATTCTATTGCAGGAAATTCTACTATTGAAACAGCATCTACCCCTGAAAGTTCTTCGTTTTCGTCTATTATTAGTTCTATTATCTTCATATTATTAAAATAAATTAAGTTTTGTTTTGTTTTTTTAACTTTTAATTTAAAGCTATTTTTATTGCATTTAAGCTATTATAATTGTTTTTAATATACTATATTGTTTTTTTAAAGTTTTTTAATTTAACGTAAAACCCTAATAAAATCAATACTTTACAACGCAAGTTTTTATTTATAGTATATTATTGTTTTAATAGTTTTTATTTATAGTTATATTAACCCATTGAAGCGTTGTTAATGATATTTCTGTTCAATGCTTGCCCTGTTGTAACCGCACCTGCCACTACATATGCTTGAACTGGTTGCATATTTTGTTCTGCCATACCTTGTGCTATTTGATTTGCACCACCTTGACCTATTACATTAAAAGAAGGGGCTGAACCTGCACCTGCACCACCACCCGTTCCTGCACCTGCACCACTCGGAGCACCACCACCACCTAAAGCAGAAAGTGCTTTTGATGTAGCTGCTATATTCGCTGCAATACCAATACCTGCAGAAATTTGATTCATTACTTTTTTAGTAGCTAAATAAGGTACACCTGCAGGACCCATTAAAGCTGCTGCTGCTGTATCGGCTGCATTGGCTGCTTGTGTACCAATTATAATTCTTGCAATACCCATAGCACTTTCAGCAATAATTAAACCTTTTTGTATATCTTCATTTCCTTCAAATAAACCTTTTAATAAACTTAAACCACCTTCTATATTTGATAATGTGGCTTCCTGTATTGCTTTTTTACCTTCTAAAGTTGCTTTTTCTTGTTCTAATATTTTTTCTTTAGTTTGTGTTGCATTAAGAATTAAAGCATTGTCAATTTCTTGTTTTTTAGTTTTATATTCTAATTCAGCATCTACCCTTGCTTGTGTTCCTAAAGCTGCAATATTTATATTATTTTGTAACCTTGTTAGTTCAATGTTTTTTTCTTCTTCTAAATTTGCTCTTTGCTGTTGTAATTTTTTAACCTCATCTTTTTCTAATTCTTCATTAAATTTCTTTTGTTCAATAGCTAAAGCATTTATACCTTCTATTTCGGTTTTATTTAAATCAACCTTTTCTTTTTGTAATGAAATACTATTTGCAATTTGCTCACTTCGTAAACCTTCAACTTGTGCTAATACTCCTTGTTTATTACCTAAAGCATTTGTTAATTCTACTTGGCTTTCAATAGTTTTATTTGCAGCATTAGTAGCAGCAGCCGCTTGAACTTGTAAATCAGCTTGCCTAATCATAGCTTGCTGTTGTTTTTCTAAAACACTTTTTAATTCATCATTTGCTTTAACTCTATCATCAATGCTTAATAAATCATTATCCCTAATTTGTCTTAATTTTTCAGCTTGCCTATCATATTGTTCAACTAAACGTGCTTGTTCTGCAGCAGCTAATTTCGCATTGTTTTGTAGTGCTACATTTGCTTTTGCTTGTTCATAAGCAGCTTTAACAGATATTTTAGAAACTCCATCAATAGTTCCTTCTACTACAGCACCTACCTCTTTTACAGCACCAACAAAATTTGTAACTACTTTTTTTCCTGCATCTAAAGCATCTTTACCAACTTGAACAATACTCTCCTTAGTTCCTGAAATTCTTTTATTTAATTCTGCAATTACTTTAGGGTCGCCATCACCAAAGAAACTTTGTTCCCAAGCAAGTTTTGCTTCATCAATAGCTAATGAAATACCATAAAAAGCTAATTTTAAAGGAGTTAAACCTAAAGTTAATAAACCACTTATTACTTTACCTAAAGAAGAAAAACCATTAGAAGATTTACCAACTTTTTCAATTACTGAAACTAATACATTTACTACTTGTGTAAATACATTTGTGATAGTTCCCATTACAGCACCAAAAGTATCAGCTACTTTTTGGTTACTCATAAATATTTCTTTTAATGTAGAAAAAGCAGAAATTAATAAACCAATTCCCATAGCTTTAATAGCCACACCTGTAGCTTTAAAACCATCCGCTAAAGATTTAGTAGCATCTTGTGTTTTTTCAACATTTTTTTCTACTTTTTTAATTTCTTTAGTAGATTCTTCTAAACCTGTATTTAGTTTTTTTACATCTTTAACTAATTCATCAAAATTATTTTTAACTTCTAAATTTACTATTTTATTTTCCATTGTCTTTTTACTTGTTCAAAGCCTTGTTTCCAAGAAGTTACTAATTTATATTTTCCTTTTGCTATTTCTATTACTTCACTTTGTCCGTAATGTTCGTGTAGTGATAATAATTCTAAAATGTTTTTTATCATATTGCAGTTTGTAAAAAATTAATGTATTCTGTTTTTTGTAATACACCATCAATGTAATATTCAATTCCTATTCTATCAGTTCTATCTGCACCTGAATTAGCAGGTATAGTAACTGTTAGTGTTATATCGTTTACATTATCTAATGTTGGCGTATAAACTAAAAAGTTTTCTGCACCTTTTAATGAAAAACTATCATAGTCATTCAAATAAATAACTTCATCTACTACTTGTGCTGTTTTATCTACTTGTACTGTATCATAACTTGCGTATCTATAACCTACAGAACTTGCAGCGTTTACACCCCTATAATCTGTAATTAATTCTAAATTAGCTTCGCCTGTAGTTAAATCAATAGTCATATTATTAATAATATACCTTTTGTTTCTAATTACTAATCTATCATTTAAAGCAATACCTAATGACCTACCTGAACCATTTGTAACAGATGAATTCAATAAACTTGTAGGAAACAACGCTTTACATTTAATAACTCTTGTTTTAATATTGTATAAATTATCAATATAGTTTTTATAGTGTCTAAAATACAATCCTTTTGGTGCTAAAACATTATACCAAGGCGATTGTTCATCACCAAAATTCATAGTCATTAAATGTGAAAATGTTGCATCTGTTGGCAAACTATTATATTCATTTGAAAATCTAATGTAATTATTTTGATGCGAGTGTCCCGATTCTGTTGTAATATATATTCTATTTGAACCTGTTAAATCAGTAGGCAATTCACCATTGTTATAAATCAACATTGGTTTAGGCGTATATGGTTTTAAATCTTTATCTATAATAGTTGCAGTTTCAAAATTATAACCTACAGCACGTTCAAATAAAACATTTTCAAATGGTAGTTTAATTTCATAATTTGAACTTTCACTAGAATTAGTATTTGTATAAATTAAATCACCATATTCAGTATTATATAAACCTCTATAAGCGTTGTTTAAAATGTTATTGCTTTTTTCATATTGAAAATTTATCGCCTTAAATAATTTAGGGCGTTCTATTTCCATTTCATCTGCATAAGTGTATTTTGTTATATCTAATATTTTACCTGCATTGTAATACATTTCTAAAGGTAGAAATTCAAATGTATTTATATCTTTAGGAATAATCATTAAATTAAACGCCTTTATAATACCAGTAATAAAATCATTAACAGTAATATCAGGAACATAGTTTTTAATTGCAATATTTGAAACAACTGTTTGGCTCGGGCTTGTGGCTTGTACTAAAATAACTTTTGAAAAAGCAACAATACCTTCATATTTAACATAAGAAGTAAAACTTGATGAAGTTTCAGAACTAAAGTAAAATCTAAAATTATTTGTTGCAGGATTATCAGCAAAAGTAGTATTTAAAATATTTAAAGTAGTGTTGCCACTTAAATTGTCATAAGTTGCAAATGGTAAATTATTATCAGTTACAGTTATTCTATAATTAGTTGATGTTGTAGTAATTACCAATTCAACATAATTTCTTCTAATGCTTGAAGTTGAAAAATCCCAAGTTGTAGATAAAACATTTGTTGTTAAATCTAATAAAGCAGGTTGTACCCCTGATTTAGCTGTAAAGTCAATTAATAATGGTTCTGATTTATATTGTAATACATCTGCATTTTTAAGATACAAATATAATTTACTCCATTGGTCTAAGCTAAAGAAACTACCTGTAAAAGTAACACCGTATTTATTTTGTATAAGTTCAAATACTTTACTTGTTGTTATTGCAGGAAATAATTCATTCCATTGAATAGCGCCAGCAGTTTGAGTAATATCCTCGTGTGATGCACCTGATTTATAATAAAATTTTCTACGTGAACCAATTAAAGGGTAACTAACTAAATAACTAGTTCCTGTAGGGTTTATTCTATTAATTACATTAGTTGAATTATAAGTGTGATTTAAACTACTAAAATCTAAAGTGTTTAATTTATCATCTTTAAATTTATCTTTTAATTGTGTTAAGTTACCATAAAAAGTAACTGTATAACTTTCAATAAATCCGTTCTTCTTATTTGCTTTTTCTAGTTGTATATTACCTTTCTTAAATAGAACTGAATTTACTTCTATATAGGCATCATATCTTTTTCTATGGTCGTAACCATTATCTATAGAGCTTTCGTACCAATGTGAAAGTATTTTATTATTCTTTTTAGATGCAGGTATTGTAAACGATTGTGTAAAGTCTGTATAGATTTTTCCTAAATCATTAAAATTAGAAACAGCACTTGTAACAGATATTTTTTCATCGTTAAATAATTCTAATCTTTTTGAAGTTGTGTCTGTATAAATATAAAGTGAAACTACATTCATTATAATACGTTGTTAATTAAACTATCTGAATATTCAAAATCAATAGTAAAGTTTATATTTTTATCTAATAAATTAGTTTTGTATTGTAACGATTGTGTTTTAATTGTTACAGGTTTTGCATCCAATAAAATAGTTTCACTTAACATTAATTCTTTTATAAAAGTATTATACCCTTCAGTTACCCAACCTGTATTACAAGTTATAGTCTGCTTTCCGTTTATGTTAAACGATTTATTTGTTCCTTCGTGAGGATTGTAATATATAGCAGAAGGCATTAAATTATATTTACTACCTTGCACATCAATTTTATTAGTTTGTGCCTTAAAGAACGTTATTTGTTGCCATCCACCAAGTTTGTTTACATACGTACAATTTACAGGCGTATATTTACATTCTTCTAACTTTTCTGTATAAACTCTATAAATAACACTTGCGACATCACTTTCAATTTCACAAAAAGCAGAATTATTAAAAGCTAATGGAACTTTATAATTAAAATAATCTGTTGAACCACCACTTAAAATAACAGTTGAATTTAATAAAGTACCTGCGGCATTAAAATAGCTAATTACATAATCATTTGCAGGTTCACGTTTTACTAAAAAATTTAAAGATGGTATATTATTGTAATATTGTATTTTATTATTTAAGTTGTTTGAAGCACCTAATAATATATAATCTTCATCATCGGTAGTGTTGAAATTGAAACCATCTACAACTTCTGAATAAGCATTAATACCAAGATATAATTGAGTATCTAATAAAGTAAATGCACCTGATACATTTTTATATGTTTTTACTTTTACAAAACACCATTCGTTATTACCTGCTACAGCAGGCGTTGTTCCATAAACAGGTACAATATGATTAACATATTCTAATATATAAGGCGATATATTATAGTTAGTTTCTATTTGTGATGCAGAAGGAATATTAGAACTTAAAATATAAGTTGGCGTTGTAGGTTCTGTTGTACCTTTATTCCAAATAAACAATTCTACTTTACTACCTGTTTGCCCTGCTTCAGATATTATTATTTGATATGGACTTCTTGCACTTATTACTTTCATTATTTTCTATCTTTTAAATTATAATCTACTATTGTTTCAACATCTTGTCCGAACGCTTTTATTAAATCTACTTCTATATATTTTTTATATCCTGCTTCAAATGGTTTAGTAAAAAACAAACTTGGTTTAATACCTTTATGAAATATAGAACGAGTAATTAAATAAGCTGTAGATTCGTAACTTAAAAATCTACCTGTTTTTTTATCTCTAAATTGAAATCCTTTTTGTTTAACCCACTTATTTATTCCTTTTGTTAAACCACCTTTTTGACCTGAACCACTGCCAAATTTATAAGGGCTGTTAGGTGCTTTATTAGAACTTGTTTTACCTTTAACACCTAAATCTACAAATGTTCCGTAATCGTTCATTTGGAATCCTACAATAGTAAAATTCTTTTCTGTTACTACTTCACCATTTAAACTTTTATATAATGAACTTGTGTTATTGTGTTTTGTTCTCGTTAAATTGCTTCTTGATTGTTGTATTACATAATCACGAAAGCGTGTAATAACTTTTTCAACTTCTAACATTTTGTCATTTTGTTTTCAATAGCAATATCAAAAGTAAATGTAACACCTGCTATTTTGTTTTCAAATCTTTCAGTAAAAAATTCAATGTTTGCAGTACCATTAACCAGTTCATAATCTTCTGCTAATGCACCCCTATTTAATACTTCTAAAAATCTATTTGCTACAGCTAATTGTGTGTTTAATACATCCTGTTCATTATCGTTACCCAAAAATATATCTGTAACTTTTGATTTACTTTCATCTACAATATCCATACATAAAATAGATATATTATAATTTAATACAGGACCCTGATACGATACTGAATTAACTATAATATGACTTAATGGAAATATAGTTTGCTTATTTAAATCTACTTTAAATATATCACCTGTAGTTACTGTATTTACAAATATATCTTCTTGTAACTTATTCTTTATTACTTGTGTTATTTCGTAAAATGTGCTCATTATCTTTTTTTAATTAAATCCGATTCTATTTTGTTTTTTTGTTTTTCAAATGTTAGGTATGTTAAACACTGGTTAATTGGTAATTCTGTGATTGTGTCAAATCTTGTAATATCTCCTTGAGCAAGTCCATAGATTGAACTATACCAACCCCATCGTTTTCCGAATTGTGCTGTTGCAGAATAGTCTGCATCTGCGTGTTGTTCTCCAAATAGTTCATCGTACTTTTCAATAATTCGTTGCCTAAATTGTAAAAAAAAACATTAGCACCAAATACAACATCTAAAGGTGCGTGTTTCATTACATCACTATACGTTATACTACCATTGTATTTTTCTATTTCGTATGTATTATTTAAACCCTTCTTTGTAATTGGTCTAAATAAAACAGCCATAGCTTTGTGCATATTATCCCAATCACCAATGTATGAATCTAAATCTGTATATTCACCAAAAGTCATATCATCCAAATCAGGAATAAAACCAAATTCAACTCCACCAAGTTTAAATCTGTTTATAAACCTATGTGATTTAACATCAAACATTTTACCAAGTGATGCAGTTATTTGTAACACATCCTTATATTTAATTTCAGCTACATCTTTTAAATCTATATTGCAGAACGTTTGAACCATTTTCTGATTCATAAATTCAACATCATCATTATCTTTAGCTATCTTTAAGAACGCTTGGTATTGTGATAACTTAATTTCATTTAATTCTGTTGGTACGCTAATTTCTAATTTCATATTATTGTTTTTTATATTAATAACTATTTTGTGATATTGTATTAAACAAAAAAAAGGCACATATTTCTATGCACCTTAATTAACCAAATTAACTAATCTAAACAAAATTTAATTTTCTATTTCTTCTATTGCTAAATCTATTATATCGTTGTATTGTTTTGTAGATAGTATTTCATAAACATCTACACCCTGTATTGATATTATTTCATCTTCAATACAGCTTCCTGTATAATCATAATCAGAACCTTCTATATAGAATCCTTTAACTTCAAATTCTATATCACAATAATTAACTGTTACTTTTACTTTTTTCATTTTTCTTTGTTTTAAATTTTAACAAATATAATATAAATTTGTTACATAAATTAGTTTTAACAATTATTTAACTTTTCAAATGTTCCGATGCTATTAAGTACATCTTTTGCATTTTCTTAATTTCACCTATATTACGTGGTAGGTTTATATTCACTTCTTTACCTGTAGTGTGATGAATATAACATTGTATTGTGGCTATCATTTGTCCGTATGTCATAGTTAAAAAAAGTCAAGTTTTTTCCATCATTTACTTTGTCGCAAGTATAGTATTAATTTGCGACATTAATATATAAAATAGTTTCCTTTGTTAGAATTACCTAATTGATATGTAACAGCGTAACGCAATGGGTCAAGTAAATGGTTGTGGGCATCCTGTGGCGTTTTTGACTTTTTTTCTAACCAACAGTAATTGTTTAATTCCCTAATTAAGTTTATTGAATCAGGCGATACTATTAAATCATAATCTTGCAATACACTAATACCATAAGTAACAGAATCAGGCCCTTTAATTGCAGGAACTATATTTAAACCTAATGTAGCTAATTCAGATATTAATCTTGGTTCAGCACTATCTGCAACTATTAAAGCATCGTTTGCGTGTTGCTTGTTTAATTGATATATCTGACTTGTTGTTAAACCTTTTAAATAAAACCTTTCATTAATATAAATTCGTTTGTTAGAACTATCTATATTACATTCTAATAAAGTTGATTCATCTGAAGCAAAACCATAATCTTGGCCAAAGATAGATTTACCTATTTGTTTATATTCTCCTATAGTCCAATTAGTAAATATAACTCCTTCTGCTTTATCTAACCAACCACCTAATATTTGATGCTTATACTTTTCAGGTCTGCGTTGTTTTATATTCTCAATTTGATTTATAAATGATTCAGATAGGTTTTCTATATTATCTTGGTACGTTGTATGTATGTATGTAGTATCACCTTTAATTAAATTGCTTCCTGCTTCAACACCTTTATCTTCAAAGAATTTCTTATATATAAAGTGTTCTTTTGTTGCAGGATTTAATATTAATAAAATTCTATTATGTATTCCTTTAGTACGAATACTTAAATCTATTTTATCAAATATATCTTCATCTGTTAGTTCTTCTGCCTCATCTAAAACGAATGTTGTAACACCTGCTAAAGATTTTAAAGAAGCTGTTTGTGTACCACTACTTG